CTAACTTTTTTTTCTATCTCGTCAACAATTAAGTATGGTCCTCCTCCTCTATACTCAATCAATGAAGAATCTATAGTAAATCTTTCGTAGTTAGAAATACTATAGATAAAACATTTTTCAAATCCCTTTAAATCTGATGAAAGATTATCGGAATTTGTGTAAAGATCTTCGTGATCTATAGGTGGTTTTGAAAATACAATTTTATCCGTTACGTCAGAATTTTGCGATCTTAAAATATAATAAGAATTTCCTGAAGGTTCTGACTCAGTAAATTTTGCATTTTGTATTACACCGTTTAAACCTACCAATAAATTTTCATTTTCATCTGTTTTAACAATACTACCATTTTCATAATATAAATTAAATTCTTTTTTAATTCCATCAAACTGAGTTTCAATTGATTGTAATTTTTTAAAATATCTAGAATTAAATGCTTCGTCTTTAAATTTAATTGCTTTAGCATAAAAATGCTGTGCTGGTACTTGTTGACCTTCTACTACTCTGTCACCAAATGGAGGAGAAGCAAATGTTATCGTAGAACCAGAAATGGTATACGCAACTCCTGGTTCTTGAAATATACCATCTAGAGTTACAAATAATTGCTGGTTATTACTTAAAACTAATGATAAATTTGTTTTGGCATCAATAAGAGTAAAAGATGTAGTACCTTCTATTTTTGAAGTTTCTGGATCATAATCTCCATTAAAAGATGGAGATAATAAAACTTTATAAGCTAAAGTTTCGGATGAGTCAAACGTATCTACAGATACCGCACCTAATCCTTTTTCTACTTGTAAATTATTTAAATTTACAAAACTATTTGTAAATTGTTGTTTAGTATCAATTACTGTTACATTAACTGAATTTAAATTTATTTGAACAAACGTCTCTACAATTTTTTGATCTGTAGGCATCGTAATTTCGCCTTCAGATTCAATTCTCATTTCGCCAAATAATTGGAATCCGGCTGGGTGAGTGGTTTCCTTAATTAAATCTCTCCAAACATCTATTGATGTTTTTGATTTAACTACGTATGAATAATCTTGATAAAAATATGAATCAGTTAACTTCTGTGAATTCGCACCAATTTTGCCCTTGTCAGAAGAATAAAATCCTAAGTTATCATAAAAAGATTTTATGCTTGGAGTAAAAATTGTTGATATTTCATCAACAATAGTAGCTACTCTATTTGAACCTTTTCCAATTATTGTGCTATCTAATTGGAAAACTCCTTGAATCTTATCAACTTTTAATAAATTATTTCCAATTTTCCAACCATTTTTAGCTACTCGTGCCTTTGCTCCTGTAGAAGGTTGAGTAATTATTTCTCCGGGGAAAAAGATTGTAGAACCAAAATCTTTTAATACGAAGGTAGTAATTGATTTATATTGTGATAATGTAGTTTTATCAGAATTAAAAAGAGCCCCATTGTTTACAATTTTTACGTTTTGGGGTATACCAATGTTATCAGAATTTAAATAAATTTCTACATCAGATTCTACTATTTTAACTGTTGGTTTATAAGTAAAATTAATACCAGGATTATTTACAATAATACTAGTAACTTTTCCTTGATATACAAAACATTCAAATTTATAATTTATACCATCTCCATCAGTAATGACAACTTTTGGCTTTGAATAATTACTGCCCCGATTTAAAATTTTGAATCCGGCAATATTTTTATTAACTGTATCATAAACAGGATCAACAATACATTCTTTTGATGCTGTGGGCAAAACACCTTCTACTATAGGAAGGCGTTTATAATCATTACCTGAATTTGTAATAGCAAGGGAATTTATTTTTCCGATAGCAAATTGTGATGTTGTTGTATACAACATTTGTCCAGACCCATCATATTCAGGAACAGAATTTAATTCATAAACAAATTTTGTATCTGTTGTATAAGTAACAACTTTTTCTCCGGTTAATGGGTCATCAATTATTCTTAAAAATGAATTATCTGTGTTTACATTTGGAGATACTTTAATAAAATAAAAATAATTTGAAAAATTAATTTTTTGTCTTGTTTGAAAATTATTTGAAGATATATTTGGTCCAAATCCAAGTTTTATAGTTACAAAAGACCCAGCATTTCCTGGAGAGATTGAACTAACAAATTTTTCTTCTGTAAAAATATTATAATTTGAACTAGAAGAAAAATCTAAGTAAGTGTCAACCATAGAAAAATGGCTGGTATCAAATTTATATTTGTAATATTTTTGTATATTGACAATTGGGTTTGTAATTAAATTATTTTCTGTATCTTTAGAAAATTCTAATTTAAATTTTGGATCTTCTGTTGTTTTTATTGTTACTAATTTTGCTGGAGTACTAGCATCAAAAAAGCTAGAACTTAATAATATTTTTTGTGGACTTTGGGCTCCATAATTAAATGACACAAATATTTTTTTATTATCACTATCATAATCAACAATTAGCGGTTTTGCTATTCCTTCTCCGAATGGACCAAAATTTGGTGTAAATTTGTAATTGCCTTCAAATAATTCTACTTCAAGTTTATCATAATGATTTTTTGGTCTAGTATTCTTTTGTCCTCTTAATACCCCTACGGTTTTTTGTTGGACATTTACTGAAGTAATTTTTACAATTTCTTCATTTAATTTTAAATAATCATCAACAGAAAGATTTCTTACATTAGATAATTTGAGAGTAGTATTTTGTTCAGCAAATCCAACATGATTAACAGCGATATAAAGTCTTTGTACATTAGTACTTCCTGCTAAACGATTTAAAGAACTATCGCTTACAGTTAATACATCATTTATTTTGTAATTAGATCCTTTATTGGTAATTGCAATAGATGCAATACCACCATAACCAAGGCCAGCTGGATTTGATACAGTAATTGTTGCCCTAGCGTTATTTAAATCATCTGGTCTTCCAATATCTGTTCTTGCTTTAGATACATCTTGAAATATTAATTCTACATTTTCGTAAACTCCCGATTGATAATCGGCGCCAGTATTAAGAATATCAGCACTACCTATTCCAGTATCAACTATCACAGAGGAATGATTTACTGAATTTAAAATAGCTTCTTGATATAATCTTTTTCTTACAAAATATAATGTTTCTGTTTCTGTATCATCAGGTAAAATGTCAACATTTACTTTATCTCCAACTGCTATATTATGAAAGCCATTAGTTTCTACAATAGCAATATTGTCATTAATATCAAAAATATTTAAATTTTCACTTAAAGAAATAATGTTTAAAATTTGTGTTCTAGACGTATCACCTAAATTACTACTTTTTAAAAAATAATCATCGTTTAAAATAAACTCTCCACTTATTACTTTTACTTTTAATGAATTTTGACGGATAATACCTTCTAAAATTTCCCCTACAGCTATATCAGACCCTATATTTCCTTTTCCGTCAGTAAGAGTTATTGTTGCTCCTTGAGTAAAAATTGAATTACTATCTAAAATTAATGTAACAACTTTGGTTTCTGAATTAATTACATTTTCAGTATTAAATTCTCCTTGTACATTACTAAGAACAAAATTATTTTCATTAATTGAATTGCCAATTAATATACCAGTTGCTCCTGTAACTTCTTGAGTAATCGTATCTCCTGCAAACAAATAAGAGTTTTCAACCGTGGTAAATTGAATTGCTTTTGTTTGATTTGATTCAATTGATAAAACTTGTTTTCCTTTTACCGAAGATACTATTGCAGCAGCTCCAGTTCCTTCAGTTAAGAAATCATTTATAGATACAAATGAATTTACTGAAAAGTTTTCCAACGATTCATAAACTGTAGCCGAAGAAATATTACCACCTTTTACATCTTGTATATAACCATAAAAATCATTTCCATTAATTTCATAATCTTCTGTTTTTAATCTTCTTACTGAAACAGGAATATCATCTTGAGAGATTATAGAATTATAATTAGAATCTACAGGAAGAGAATAAAAATTATTTCCTAGTACATAAGGAAATACTGGGATATTGTTTTGATTAATTGTTAGAAAGTAAGCATATATTCCGTTAGGATAATCGGGAGTTACACAAAATCTTCCATTATTTGAATCTAATTCTGTTTTTCCAGAATTGACACTCGGAGTCCATGTATAATCATCTACAAAAGTACCTAATGGATATTGCGAAATTGAAGGACCATTTGGCCTAGAACCATTTAATGAATATCCACTAGAGAGTCTTGTGATGGAAGATGAAGAATTTACTGGATCAGAATAACCATAAGGACCATAAATTGGATTACCATCATAAGCATATCCAATAATAGAAGAATGCTGTAATGGTGTAGTTTCTTGATAAATGGCACTAATATTATCTCCTAATCTTCTTCTTAATATTACTGGATTTGCAACTACACCATATCCATAATTTTTAGATCCATCAAAACTAGGAAACACATATGAATTATTTGTATCTAAATTATTCTTTAATTTTTCATATCTATTTTTTACCCAACGTTTGACCTCAGCAGTTGCTTGAGCACCTTTTCCTTGAGCCTCAACTGTAATAATTACATTACCTCTTGTATAAAATCTACCGCCAGTAATTCTACGGCAACTCGCAATTTTTCCTTCATTATCTAAAATAGCTTCATATTCAGCAAAGTTTCCTTTGCCCAACGCATCAATAATTCTAATTGTTGGTGGCGAAGAATAATATCTACCTGAATTAACAACGTTAATGCTACTTATTCTTCCCTCTGTTACCACTGCAGATAATTTTGCTCCTTCTCCAGAAGTGATTCTAATTACTGGATCACTACTGTAAGTATCTTCACTAGTTACAATAATACTGTTTAAAGTTTCTCCTGACAAAACAGAAATTGCTTTTCCTGATTGTTCGTTGATTAAAACTGTTGGTGGAGCGGCATATCCAACTCCTTTGCTTTCAATTTTGATATTTTGAATTTTTCCAAAAGTTACAAAATCAAAATCTTTGTACCCAAACACAGGAGAGCCGTCAACCAAGATGCCCACATCTCTCGTGCCGGTTTCATATACTTCAGTTGTTGTTGTTGGATATTTACGAATTAATTTTAATAATTTTTGATCAGATAATGACTCTGTAATTTCTAATGTAAGTAAATTGTTATGTGAAGGGAAAGATGATGAGGTAATATAATAATATTGATCATCTTCATAAATTGCTGATACATCAGCAATCAAATCATTAATCTGAGAATTTATTCCTGGTACTATTGAATTTACTTTAGTAAAATTAGTATTTACAAACCATCGGGTTGAATTTTTTCTAATATCAAAAATAACTGGATCTCTTGTTTCAAATCCAGATTCTGATACTTGAATTAAATCTCCTGTTTCTGAGTACGGTAATGCTTTTTCTGGAAGTAAATTATATAAAACTCCGAGTGTTAATAATCTAACAGTGCCTTCTTCGTGTGAACCTTCAACAGTAGAGAAACTATATACCGAAATTCCTTCTGTATGTGATACTGGATTTTGTCTGTCGTCAATAATAAGTTGATTTACGTTCTTATCATTGAAAGAAATGACTTCATTTCCAACTAAAACTTTACCTTGCTTCGGAAAGCCCATTGTTGAAAATAGATTAATTCTATCTCCAGTATCGGCAGAAATAGAAACATTTGACCGTAATGTTGTTCTGGCCGCTATTTTAAAATTACCATTAATTGTGCTAGGAGCAAGAACGATTTCGTAAAGATTTTCATTATCAAATTTGCCAAGATATGCAACATTATCAACTACAGCAGAAGCAAATGAAATAGTTTTATCATAATCATCTAATGATTGAGTAATTACATTACCAATCAATTTTAATGGATCTCCAGATAATACTTTGACTTTTAAAGCATATTTTGTAACCCAGTCAGAAACAGAAGCTTTGAGTGTAAAATCTTTTGGATTGTATACTTCTACTACTTCACTTTCATTTTGTGATACAATAGAATTAAAAATAAATTTAATAGATCTATCAGTACCTTTTGCTTTATAAAATTTATTGATATTTTTGATTAATGTTCTTTTATCAACTTCTCCTTTAAGATATTTTTCTGGAAAAGCACCTAGATACTCTTCCTCAAAATTTTTAATAAAGGCATATAGAAATAAATTACTGATATTATAAACTTCATCACCAGTGTAGTGAGGTGATGACTGAGTAGTTACAAATTCGGAAGAATTATATAAATCGCCAAGTGTATTATTTCCACTAACTCCTCTAGATACTTCTAAAAATTGATTATTTGTTCTTTCTTTATAAAAACAAATTTCATTACCAATACGAATATATCCGTTTTCTTTTGGAAATGAAGAAGCATCAGCAACAGTAATTGATGACGAATTGGCTAAAATGTTTTCAGATAAAATTGTTTTTTGATTAAGTAAATTTTTCTCATAAAAATTAATATCACGATAGTTTTCGATGTTTTGAATGATATCTAATGGATTACCAGTAGATTCTAACTGTTCGTAATATTTTTCTAAAAATTTACTGAATTGTTCATATTCAGATGATATGAACCCAGGTAATTGACTTTCAATTAGGGTAGAAATTTTTTTTATCTTTTCGGCCATCTAATTACTCGGGATAAGCAGTAAATTTACTTCTGGCAATATCAACATCCAAATAAACATTACGTAGAGCGTTTATATCATTTAATAAAGGTTTTGCACGAACTTCAATACGATTATCATCAAAACTACCTTTTATAATAGTTAAATTGTATAAAAGAACTTCTCCTTTTTCGTAATTCACAATGCCTTGTGAATCATTTAATGTAATTTTATTACCAGATATGGAATCTAATCTATATAGGACAATTTTACCATTCATATCTTCAAAATACACTGTATCATTAGGATATTCACTTACTGTAAAACCAGTAGACATCACACTTGATCCTTCGCAATCTCGGTCAAATTCATTTTGATAACAAATTTCATAAAAGAAAGTAGAATTTAACGAAGGATAAAAATCCTTTCTCATTATAATTGATGTTTGGTTTGAATTAATAGCTTTATCCGAATCATCAATTACAGAAATAAATTTGCTATATCTAAATTTACCATTAAATTTTTCTGTATCTGATTGTAAAATATATTGATTCAATCCAGAAATTACTCTTGAACGAATTTCTTCAGGTCTTTGTGTTGTTTTTGAACGACTGTAATAAATTTTACTATTCATTTCAACATATACAATTGATGGATCTTCTATATCTACAGTTACAGATCCAACCATGTATGATTTAAGTTTACGAATAATTTCTTGTTTTGTAATACTTGACAAGAAAGCAGAATTTTTTGGTTTAATTACAACTTTAACTTTACCATATTCTGGATTTCGTGCTTCTTCTCCCCCATATGTAATTACATCAGCAATTGATGGGTAAATATTTTGAATAATTGAAGCATAATCTTGAGCAGTTACTGCTCTATCTTGAGTTCCAAAATACTTAGGAGCATTATATTTAATTTGAGAAATTGATTCAATTTCTTCTCCTCCACTCGCTGGAGTTGTATTTGTATTTAAAACAGTTACATTTACTGGGTAATTGCTACTTCCGTTTACATCTTCTAATACACCAGCAAAAGTAAAAGTTCTTGCTCCATTTGTTAATGAACCATTGGTAACCAAATAACTAACCTCAATAAATTGGTTATTGTTTAATTTTTTTCCTAAAACACCATCACCAAAGAAAAGTTCATACTTTTCATCTTCAATTTCTTCCACATAATAAACTGTAGAATCTTTATTGACATTCAAAATATTATCTGAATACTCATAAAATTCAAATGAACTGCTATTTTGTGATTCAAATACTTTAACTCGGATTGAAGAAATATCTGCTCCTGGATTATCAATGATGAATCTTTGTGACTTTAGAGCATTATTTACTGTATATGAATTGGTAACTACACTACCTTCGTATATTGGTACAGTTCTAAAATTGGCAGTTCCGTTTACAACAGCAGATTCTTGATCTTCTACTACGACATATTGATATAAGTTATCATCAAAAATAGTTGTGAATCCAGTTCCTTTCTTCAGAAAAATCACAGTCGGAGCTGTTTCTGTAAAAACTACATCAAAGTTAACATAAGCAACCGGAGCAGTAATAGACTTCGGTTTGTATCCTAATTGCTTCGCTAAGGACACTACGTTGTCCCTGAGGGTGGCTGAAGATAGGAATAGCTCATTTACCACCATATTGGTGTTAAATGCCGTGTAATAGGTGTTATACGCCAGTAAATCAATTAAAACACTTAGAGTTGATCCTTCAAAATCATAATCAGTAAAATCAGATTGTGCTCTTAAGTACTCAATAAGAGAAACTCTAATTTCATTGAAATCTAGATTATTAATTTGAACGTAAGACATTTATCGTGTTCTCTCTAAAAAGAAGTTAATTGATCTTGGAAGGTCTTCTCTACCAACAACTTCAAAGACTAATTCTACATCAAAACCATTATCATCAAAATTTGGATCTGTTGATAATGAAAGAACTCTAATTCTTGGTTCGTATGATTTTAATGTATTTTGAATTTCTGTATTCACTAACGAAGCAGTACCATAATCTAACATCTCAAATAATAAATTACTTAAAGATGATCCAATTTGAGGAGCGAAAAGTCTTTCTCCTCTATTTGTTAACAATAAATTAATAATTGCCTGCTTAATGGCTGCCTCATCCTTCACAGTTGTTAAATCAGCTGTAACTGGATGAGGCTTGAATGTAATATTCAGATCTTTAAAAGTCTGAAAAGTAAGCATAAGGAGTTTTTTTATTATTTATATTACTCCTCAAATCGTTCTACATAATCATCAAATCCACCAGCACCACCGCATGGTTTTGATAGACGATCTTCTGGAATTTGATATTTACTTTGATGAATCTTCTTTAGGTACTTATCTGAAGAAGAATCTGAAATCAGAGACATACCCGATTTAATAAACTCTTCACTTCTATCTACTGGACTGTTAGCCATCTGTTTTCTCCGGTAAGGTTAAACAGAACTTTTAAAGGGGTTGCTATCCCTGTACGATCCGATTATACAACTCTTGATCCCAATAAGAGTAATACTCTGTTTGATGAAGATTTTCTCTTGCCTCTAATAATTTCTTTTTATTCTGGCATAGTATCAAATTATACTTTCCGTTATTTGTTTGAACGCCATTAATAAAAGTTGAATCATCTTTATGATCATCTAAAAATATGTAATCGGGGTGAGCTTCACCAAGAGCCCTACAAGCCCCTAGAAGGTCCTCCAAAGTATGAGCATCGTCCAGTACGAAAATAGCGACTTCAACGCCTTCTAAGGGCGCCAAGTCGCTAATGAGACGTTGTTCTATGCGATACTTTGAAAACTTTGCGTAATGACATACAGCAAAGTTACCTAACTCACGTCTTGGCTTTGATAACCTCAAAATCCAATCTTGAATGTCTTTAGTTACCTTGTCCACGATATTTTTTACGAGCAGGATTTCTACTAGTGGCAGAATACTTTGTGTTTTGCCCATTACCCTGTCGGGTAGATTTGGGCTTGGACTCAATCTTTTGACCGCCAGTGAGAGAAGGACGTTTTGCCATGAAAGTGAAATGGTAAATTACTAAAGTATTATAGCACTACTTAGCTGTGTTGGCAACAAAGATGTTTGGGTGCTGAAATGGAGCAACAAAAATTCTCTTTGTGCCAGGAAATGAAGTTAGTTCGGTGGCATCTCCTTGAACAGCAGGAGCAAACTTGTTTACAAATACTGTTTTATTAATTGTAGTAAGAACTATTCTTATTGCTTCAGGAATTATACAAGGTATTAATGGATTGTTTGGCACACCAGTAACTGTATCTGGTGGTAATAACGCATGAACAAACTTAAGTTGAGATTTATTGAAAAATACATTTACAGAACTGAAAGGCGATGTTATCGGTTTTGCAGGATATAAACATGGTCCATTAATTGATGGACTGTCAATTGTTTCTGGACCTATAAGTAAAGGCATTTTAGTTTTTTTCTAATTTTTTTAATCTCTTGTCTACTTCATCCAAATATTGAACTACGTTTACGTGATGTTCTTTTTCTGGAGGTCTATACATTAATCTAAATGGAATTGGAAGTTGATTTAACTTTTCTTCCATTGTTTTTACTTTAGTCTCTAATAAATTCAATTTCTGGATCAATTCTTCCATTTTCAGTTACTCTTTCTTTTTTAATCATGTCTTGATAAATTGTTTCTACTTCTATCTCAGGACCTTTGCCTGCATAGTAATCATTTGCTAAGGTCTCAATGGTATCGGCAAACTCATTGAAGTCATCAAATCTTTGCTCCTTGAGCGTACCATCTTTGGTCTTGTAAGTTATTTGGTGTTCCATCGGGG